GGGGGCGTAGGTTCCAGAACCCATGTTTAAGTTGCTACCTCAGCTTGCTGATTAAGCCCTTTCGGGCCAAACCTCAGCTTGCATACCACTAGATAAGGTGGCTTAGTTTTTCGTTGTGGCTCACCACACTCGGTTAGAACTAAATCTATTTGCCGAGCACCCCGTTCTTATCCAACAGGGTGTACACCATATCCATCATGGACATGGAGGTGTTGCCCTTTCGACTAGGAATACTCTCGTTAAGAGCCTCCAGGGCGTCATAACCTCCTAGCATGCTTCCTAGGTCGAACTCGTCGTCTTCTTCGAAACGACGTTCCAACTCGATTTGCTGGGCGAAGGTTATGGGGGGGAAGCCGATGGCTCCCTGTGCGACAAGGGCTCGCATTTCAGCCCTCACCACGACGTTTTGGGGGTATTTTGAGACCACCCCCTGGCCTTTGTACGAGTTCAAATAAGACTGTACGTTTTTGAACGGATGCGATCCACGTGTCTCCCTGCCTATACGATTGACTAGGGCATAAAGGACTGGGTGTCCTGGAGACATGTGGTGCAAGCTCGCTCCTGAGCAACGGAGCAGAAAGAGCAGTTTGGCGGGCTTCAGATTACATGGCGTGCTGACCCACAGAACTTTGAGGCTTCGTGCAACATTGAGTAGTCGCATGTTTCCAACCCACCTACTTTGTAGGAAGTCACAGTCACCCGGCTGGGTCCCGCTTACTTCACTTGAGAACACGAACCCTGCCCTCTCTAGGAGAGCCGGGTTTGCGTGAGACATTGGTATTAGCCCATCGTCACCCTCAACTATGGCCCTAAGCTCCTCGCCTTTAGAGCGAGCCGCATAGGCGCATAGGCATAGATTAACTACTCCATTACCAAATGATGTCCAAAAATCTCCTGAACATCTCGTGTCCAGCTTTAGTTCTCCCCAACGAGTGTTGAGGGCACGGGTCCCCCTGATGACTTCTGTTAGAGCCCTCTTGGTCTCAAAGAAGCCGGCCCTCTCGCAGAGCCTGACTAATATGTACTCCTCAATCTTCCTTACTGTGTCATTGATAGATGACTCAAAAGCAGACATATCTGTGACGCAATGGTGGCCAGAGGTTATCTCAGCGATCTTCTCCGCCATCTGTATGTTGTCCATGCCCTTAACTTGGTACTTCTCCATTGGGCCATGGTTCCATGCCTCTATGAGCCTGACGATATTGATACACCTCATCTTGGATCTAGGTGACATCGTCATTATGCCCCTGTTGCGAATGTAGTACTTTCCTTTGTGTTTCTTGATGTTGCTCTCTTTCTTAACAAAAAACCCGTGTTCAGTGAATTTCTTCATTTCCCTAGCTGACATTTTCCCATTAATGTACCTTGTGTAATCATCAATGGCTCTGTCTATGTATTTCCGAGAACGCTTACCTTTGTAGTGTTCCCGGAACTCATCTGTCACTTCGTTCTGAGCCAGGTCATGCACGTCTGTCTGATCAACCATAGTGGCAACAAATTCTAAGGAAAAATCCACGAAGTCCTTCTGATCGGGACCTCCGCGCTTCATGTCATTACACATGGCGCGTCCTACGAATGCATTTAGCACTCCGGTTTCGTCGGTGCTTCCGAATAACCCAGCCGGAGCGCAGCACCCTATGGGGGCTACTGCCACTTGCTTTGGCACAAATGGTTTATTGTCCCTCCTCCACTTGACCACTCCCACAGGGTCAGTGTTGGCTGCTGCGCCTATTAAGTTGCGCATGCCTGCCTCAGGGATAAACCCCATCATGGGGTTAGTTGACAAAGCAACTAATCCCCTGGTGCTAGGAGTAACACCGGTTATTTCCAACCTACCCGCTAGTTCCCTGAGATAGACAAGAGTGTTTATGGCCACATCAACCCTGCCAGAGTGGGTATTCACTTCTCTCAGTGAAGACACTGAAGATAGGCAGGTGAGTGGGTCTCTACCCGTAGCAGCCAAAACAACCATCTCGTTGTAGACGTGGTTGACTTGGGTGTTGGAGACAATCATTTGAGATTGGAATGGCTCAGGAAGGAACATGTGTACCTCACATTTTGGGAGGGGGGACAATATGAACCCATACTGGACCTTAATATGGGAATAAGTGTCCTGTGTCCTGATTCTGTCCCTCTGATTAACGAGGGACCGCACGTCTCCATCCGTGTCCTCTGTCGACCTATGGGTGACAGAGTACTTCTTCCTGGGGTGGACAGCCAAAGCTACCGTTTTGGCTGCCACAATTGTGGCCTTTGCAGCCACTCCCAATAGGCAATGGGGCGCCAGAAGGACCAGCGTGCTGAGAGCCAGAGCTACCCCAGCTCTCTTAGCATAGTCACTAGCTGATATAGTAGGCTCGGGGATGACAACGTCAGGGACTTTGGACACTGATGCGAAGTCTTCGAACATGACTACATAGTGTCCAGGTTGATCGGGGAGATTCCCAGGATAAAAACCTAACACAACTGTTGGTAGCCCATTCTTTTTGTCATACATGATCACATCTCCTCGGTACTCTTC